CATTTCTGACTTATGTTATGGGCCTACCCTCTATAAAACCAAAAAGTATTAGTTTCGCTTTACCAAAGCCAATTTTTTAATTTTTTCCTAATGCCCTATGAACGTAACCACAAACATCGTTTTCGAGATACTGCAAAACAGCCAAAAAAAAATATCTGTTATGCAAGGCGGAACAAGGTCTGGCAAAACCTACAATGTATTGACCTGGTTTATCGTAAAATTGCTACAAGAAAAAGGGAAGACACTAACTATCTGCCGTTCATCGTTGCCATCCATAAAAGGCTCAGTAATGAGAGACTTTATAGAAATTCTGTCGAAATATGGCCTATACTCAGAAGAAAAGCACAACAAGTCAGAAAATCTTTACTTCTTAGGAGGCAATACCGTAGAGTTTGTCTCTACAGACCAGCCACAAAAAATAAGAGGCCGTAAAAGAAACTATCTGTTTATTAACGAGGCCAACGAGGTGAACTACGAATCTTGGATGCAGTTAGCACTAAGAACCACAGATAAGATTGTAATTGACTATAACCCTTCAGATTACTACTCTTGGATATATGACAAGGTAATAACCAGAGAAGATGCTGACTTTACCATCACTACCTACAAAGACAACCCATTCCTTGAGAAATCTTTGGTGGAGGAGATTGAGAGACTAAAAGATGCCGACCATGAATATTGGAGAGTTTATGGTTTAGGTGAAAGAGCAATATCAGAGGCAACTATTTATACTCATTGGAAACGAAGAAGAAACTTCCCAGAAGGAGGGGAAATATTTTATGGACTGGATTTTGGCTACAACAATCAAACCGCACTGGTGCGAATCAAACACTTCGACAACGAGATGTTTGTGGAGCAACTCATCTACGAAACTAAAATGTCTACATCACTACTTATCGATAGGTTAAAGTCTTTTGGCTTTGACAAGCGTACAGAGATATTTGCTGATGCTGCTGAACCAAAGACCATAGCTGAGATTAATAAGGCTGGATTTAGCCTTAAATCGGCTGTTAAAGATGTTTTTGCTGGTATCAACAAGGTAAAGTCATTTCCGTTGATAGTTAAAAGCGATTCCTTAGATTTGTTGGATGAGTTTAAAAACTATAAATGGAAAACTGACAACGATGGCAATACGTTGGATGAACCAGTTAAGTTTAGAGACCACTTGATGGATGCCATGAGGTATGCCATATACTCAAAATTTGCCAAACCGAAAAGAGGTTGGGTAGTGTAGGCTAAAAATTTGTTACTTTTGTAAAAATATCATATAGCGTGAAATTAACTGACATATTCGGAGCCATTAACCCTTTTCAACAAAAGGCACAAGCTCCTAATGGAATGATACAAGTTACCAGTCCATTTGCCGATTTTGGAGGATTACTTGCTGGAAGAACTTTATATCCAGAACTTAACCAAAGAAAATTTGTACTTGACTACGAAAACAATAGTGAGGTGTACGCCATCATTAAGCGTATATCAAAAACTGTATCTACTGTTCCATTTTACGTTTACAAGGTAAAGGACAAAAAATCCCTTACTCGATATGAGTCAATGACTAAAAACTCATCTACTACTCAAGACTTAGCTAAGGCCGAGTTGATTAGAGTTAAAGCAGTAAGTGAGATTGCAGACTCCCCATTAAATAGCTTATTAGAAAAACCAAACCCTTATCAATCTCTTTCTGAGTTTATTGAAAGCGTTATTGGTTATAAACTTATTTGCGGCAATTCTTTTGTATGGGCTAACCGTTTAGAAAGCGGTAAGGTTCAAGAATTAGTCGTGCTCCCTCCGCAATACATGGCCATAATTTCTGATGGTACTATCAATGGGGTTGAAGGTTATTCTTTTACACTTGTTGGATGGGATTTCTTAGATGCGAAAGACGTAATCCATCTAAAATACTTCAACCCTTATTTTGATACCAATGGGTCACAGCTCTATGGGCTGAGTCCTCTTCAAGCTGCATATAGAACGGTACAACGTAGCAACGATGCGAAAGATACATCTGTTGGTATGTTACAGAATCAAGGCCCTAAAGGTATCTTGTATGCTGATGAGTCTAATAACTTTGGACAAGAAGAAGCTGGTAAGTTAAAAGAAGATTTCTACAATCAGTACGGAACTAAGAGCCAAGGACAAATCGTTCAGAACGCTGGTAAGATTTTGATTGCTGGTGCGAAGTTAGGCTGGGTTAACATGGGATTATCTCCTATCGACCTTCAGCTTTTAGAATCTGAGAAAGTTACCCTTAGAGAACTTTGTAATGTGTACGGTGTAAACTCTGCACTATTTAACGACCCAGATAACAAGACTTATAACAATATGAAAGAAGCTAAGAAGGAAATGCTTACGCAAGTAGTACTTCCAGAATTAGTAGCACTTCGTGATGCTTTCAATAGATTCTTTGCAACTGAAATTGGTAATGGCTACTATATCGATTTCGATATTACAGTATTCCCAGAGTTGCAAGAGGACATGAAGGAACTTTCTGGTATCTTATCTCAATCATGGTGGATTACTCCTAATGAGAAAAGAGCAGCTATGCGTTATGATACATCTATAGACCCAGTAATGGATGAAATATTTATCCCAGCAGGTTACTTACCTATTGATGAGCTTACTATGTTGCAAGACCCAAGAGATGCTCAACAACAAGGAGATTACAATATCCCACCAGTTAAAAATTTAAAAAATGGAATTTAACTCATTTGATGAAGCCTTTAAGGTTGTAAAAGATAATTTATCAGAGAAGCGAGTAAACAAGACTAACCCAAAAGGTATCAGTCATGCAAACAGCTTAATCTCAAGTGGTGACGTTACTAAGCCATCATCTTGGGAAAGACCATCTGTAGAGATGGAGAATGTTTACATCGAAGAGAATGGATGGGATGAGTTCTCTAAATGGTTTTTAGGTATTGATACCGCTATGGACAAAGAAACTAAAGGACACTATGGCTACATATATACTTCTGATTTTAAAACAGTTGATAGGGAAGGATTACGAGCAATCAGACAAAGGTCGGCACAAAACGGTCTAAAAGGTGTGTTTGCAGCAGCAGGAAAAATGATTGAAGCTATAGACGGAAAAGAATAATGGCTAAGATAGTTACTCCTTCTCAGCAGTTCGCTTTGCAGCAAAAGATTGCAAGGAAGTCAGTAAGAGAGTATCAGCCTAAAATATTGGCTGCTTTACAATCTGACTTTGACAAGGCTGCTCAGTTGGTTAAGGATTATGGAGTTCAGCAAACTATCAATAATCAGAATGCGTTGTTTGATGGCAAAGAGATTAATAATATTTTACGAACTTTGTACGAGACGACTGGCGGATATACTGCCATGACGTATGAAAAGATATTTGACAAGTTTAAAAAAGCAGAATCAGTAGATTTAGACCCTCTGAACATCATGGATGAATGGTTGGCTTTTATGTTGTCTTATTGGACAACCTATAGCGGAACTAAGATGTACGGAATTGAAAATACTACCAAGAATGAGATTACAAGGATATTGAACGGCTCTATTAGATACGGACAAGAAAATAACTTGAGTCTTAACGAGGTTAATTCACTTGCGATTAAAAACCTACAAGAAGGGAAAATTAACAACGCAAGGAGTCTGCTGATTGCAAGAACGGAATCACATCAAGCATTAAGTGCTGGTATGATGGGTGCAGTTAAATTTGTTAACATACCTTTGCTGAAGCAATGGGTGGCAGCAGATTATCCTGCTAAGAATAATAGGTACAGAAGTTGGCATCGAACATTGGATAGACAAACCAATCCAGATGCAGGAGGAGTAAGAATACCGATTAATCAGCCGTTCCTTGTGAATACGCCAGAAAGAGGAGTAATTGAGATGCAATACGCACATGATGCAAACGGAGGTGCAATGAATAATTGTAACTGTAGATGTTGTACTGTGTTTATTGCTTAAACAAAAATATATGAGTAATTTTTATAACAAGAAAGCAGTTAGTGGTGCACCAGTCGATATGGCTGATGACACAAGAACCATTGAGGTTTACTATTCTGCGTTTGGTAATGTAGATAGCGATGGTGATGTAATCATGCCAGGCTCATTTACAAAGTCTATTAAAGAGAATGGCCCACAAGCAAAGAATAGAATCTGGCACTTGTTCAACCATTCTACAGACAAACCAGTAGCGAAGCCAAAGGAATTGGTGGAAGATGCTTTTGGTTTAAAGGCAATCGTTAAGATGCCTAATACAACTTTAGGTAGAGATACTTATGAGTTGTATAAAGACGGTCATATCACAGAACATAGCATTGGATTCCAGACTGTAAAGTCTCAAGCTAAATCTGGATATAACGAGATTCAAGAAATTAAATTGTTTGAAGGTTCTTCAGTTTTATGGGGTGCCAATTCTAATACGCCAACCGTTATGGTTAAGTCTGAAATCAAGTCAACTCTAATTGATGAGATAGCTAAAACTATCAAGTCATTGAGAAATGGTTTCTATACTGACGAAACTTTTGGTTTGTTAGAGTTAAAGCTCAAGCAATTACAACAATATCTCGCTGAGATGGAAGAAGATGAATCAGTCGCTTCAGAAGAACAACCGCCAGTAGATGCTCCAACTGAGTTGCAACCAGTAGGTGAATCAGAAGATGAGGCATTGGAAGATGAAGATGACCCGATGGTTTCCATTGAATTAGAGGTAAACAAATATTTACAATCATTTAAAATTTTCAACTAATGGTAGAAGAAATTAAAAGTGCATTCGAAGGCATCAAAACAGAAGTATCTGGAGCAATCGAAAATGCAAAAGCTGAAAGTGCAGTAGCAGTAGAAGGCTTAAAAACTGAATTAGAAGAATTAAAATCTCAAATCTCTGTAGTTAAAGATGCTGCAGACAAATTAGAGGCAAAAAACAATCGTAAGACAATGAACGAAAATCAATTTAAAGGTTTCAATGCCACTTTAGGTGAGCAAATTGAAAAGAATGCTGACAGCATCGCAAAATTAGGTCGTGGCGAAATGAAGAATACTTCTTTCATCATGGACACTAAAGCAGTAGGTAACATGACAGAAGCAGTTAACTTGACTGGAGATATTCCACGTCAGTATGCTAACCAAGTTTATGGTTTACCTTCTCGTAAAATCCACGTTAGAAGTTTGTTACCAGTAGGTACAATCTCTCAAGGATTATTTACTTTCCCTCAAGAAACTGGTGGTGAAGGTGCTCCTGCTAACCAAACTCAAGGTAGTGCAAAAGCTCAAGTTGATTTCGATATCAGCATGGTTAATGCTCCTGCACAAGTTATCGCTGGTTACGTTAAAATCTCTCGTCAAATGTTAGATGACGTTCCTGCTATGACTTCTTTCTTACAATCTCGTTTGTTAGAGAAATACTTAGTAGCTGAAGATAGCCAATTATTATTCGGTTCTGGTTCTGGTGTTAACTTGCAAGGTATCACTGGTGTAGCTTCTGCTGCAACTGGTGCTGCAACTGTAGACGTTGAGCAATTAGTACAAGCTATTGCACAAGTTGAAAACAGCAACTACTCTGCAACTGGTATCTTAATCAATCCTTTAGATTGGGCTGCTATCGTAAACACTAAGAACACTAACTCTGCGTACTCTTTACCAGGTTCTACAGTGGTTACAACTGATGGTCAATTATCTATCGCTGGTATTCCTATCTTCAAGTCTACAGCAATGACTGTTGACAAGTTCTTAGTAGGAGACTGGTCAATGGGTGCTCAAATCATGCAACGTAATGGTATCTCTGTTCAATTCTTTGACCAAGATGGTAACAACGCTGTTGAGAACATGATTACAGTTCGTGTTGAGGCAAGAATCGCATTCCCTATCTACTACGCTGGTGCGTTTGTATATGGTGATTTCGGTAACGTAGCTTAATCTTAGATTAACTCAAATATAAAGGGGGCAGCCGCAAACTGCCTCCTTTTTTATGTCTACTATATTTTAGTTATTTTTGTAAAAATATCGGTATATGCAGATTATAAGAGATGTCACAACCACAATAGAGCCAGTTTCTGAACCAATAACATTGGCCGAAGCTAAGAACTATCTAAAGGTTGACTTTGATGATGATAACGACTTAATTAGCTCTTTAATAGTGGCTGCCAGGGTTAGATTAGAGAAATATGCTGGTGTGGCTATGACAGCTCGTACTTTACAAGTTGTAGCCTATGTAGATGAGTTTATTGAACTTCCATACGCACCACTTAACAATATTACCAAGGTTGAATACTGGGATAATAACGATTGGACAGAAATGACAATCCCTCAGTACAATATCTTAGGCACTACTTACAAGAAGATATACATGAACTCCTTTACTCACATGGAGTTTAGATTTACTTATACTTGTGGTTATGCAACTACTCCTGCAATAATGAAAACAGCCTTGTATAAGATACTTGCTGATTTATACGATTACAGAGAATCTTCTGTTGAGGATAGTAAACCAAATGCTAATATAGCATCTGCATACGAACTAATGAAGCCTTATAAACGAGTAAGCATAATATTATAATGATAAGTAGACTTAAAAATAGGATTACTTTCCAATCTAAGGTTTCAGAATCTGATGGTGCTGGTGGTCAAATCTTAACTGATGTTGACTACTATACTTGTTGGGCTGAGATATTTAGGGATAATCAAAACAAGACAAACATTGCTGGTAAGGATTCTATATCAGATAACATTGTTTTTAGGATAAGAGATGCAAATAGTATCTCTATTTCTAATGACCTTACTATCTTGTATGATAGCAATATCTACTTGATTAGCAGTGTTATAGATGAATTTGACGGCCACAACTTTTTGAGAATCACTTGTTCTACCTTAAAGAGAGTTGGTACTTGGGATAGTATTACTGCTTTCTGGGAGAATATCAGTACAACCTGGGAAACTACTTAATGTCATTTTCAATAAATAAAACAAGCAGCATAAATAACCTATCAAAAAGGTTAAAAGAGGCACCTCATGTTATTACTCAACAAGTGCAGAA